GTATCCAATATTAATGAACGACGTGTGGCAAATATTTGATAATCATTTTTAACTCTCTTCACACCATTGACAAATACTTCAAAATCTGACGCAAAATCATTTACGATAAAATTATTGGTTGATGAGGAGGTTATAGTTGTGCCGATACTAGTTCTAGATCCACTTTCATAACTAATAATTTCTACAGTATCTCCAGCAACTGCTGGTGCTGGAATGTAAACATCAATTCCAGTAGTCGCCTCATAGTCACTAGATTTAAGTTTAATTCCATTGTAAAATACATCTAAATTGCCAACATTATAGTTTCCAGTAAAGTTAGTTTGTAGACCTACGGCAGTAACAGTTGTTGTGGTTACAACAACTGAAGGATCATATTGTACAACTTCTAATGTATCTCCACTTATAGCTGGATCTTCGAGAGAAATTGAACTTCCATTTACAGCAGTATACTGACCCTGTGTAAGTTTTATACCATTTTGATAAAGTTCAATTCTATTGGGGATATAAGAAACATCAAATGATGATGTAGAAGATGATGCTGTGATAGTAGATAATCCTACTTTCTTACCAGAAGCATATTCTTGAATATCAACAAAGTCATTAATTTGTGGAGCATCGTTAATACGAAGTAAATCTGGTCCGGTATAAATTTCAAATAAAGTGGTGTCGTACTTGACTCCATTGACATATAATTGTATATGATTTTTATCTTCAGATGTTAAAGATTTGCCAGTTATAATTGGAAGATTTACTTGATTTTCAAAAGCCTGGAATTCAGTTTCATTTCTTACACTACGGTCAAATGCATTTACTTCAACATAATCATTATCTAATACTTGTACGTTTAATTGTATTTGAGTGCTTCCAAGAGAAACATAATCATCTTGTGATAGTTTAAATCCATTAAAAAATAGATCGGTCTCTCCTGGTATATGATCAATAGGAATTACAGTTTCATTAGTGGACAAACTGGTTGAAATTCCTCTATTTTCAATTATTTCATCAATAAAATTCTGCTGATTATAATAAGAAATTATTCCAGTTTCTTTAATTTGTTGAAAATAATCTAAATTTGGTATAGTTACAATACTTGTATTACTGATTACATCTCTTTGAGATATTGTTGCTTCCCCAATAGTTAATTTATTTACTTGGGTAGTATCCGAATTAAATACATCATCACCATTAGAACCAAAAATTGATTTTACGTCACCGATTCCATGTGAAGTGACTGCAACGGATATTCTACCATTATCTTCACCATTGAAACTAAAACTTTCACCTACAATAAAGGATCCTTTCGTATCGTGCAGAGTTATCTCTTTTGAATTTGAAACAGATTCTTTTATGAATCCTGTAGCACCACTAGAGTTACCTTTTACAAAAGTTGATTTCGACTTAGTGACCCCAATATTTAAGAATATACTAGTGTAGGTTTGAATATCATATAAAGAAATATCCCATTCATTTACTGCTAGATTCTTTGTATCATAAGAACCACTTTCTAGAGCAAAGTCGTAAACTCTTGCAATTCCAATTTCATCTCCACTTGCAAGATTTGCATCATCAACTCTGGAATTTCTTAAGCTTACATTATATGAAGTGCTGATTCCTAAAATTGGAGAACCAGAAACATTATTCAGTGCTACTGAGGGTCCAGTAAAATAATTTATAGATTGATCTTCTAATTCTTTTGTAGTTCTTGTTTTTTCTACATCTAAGAAAGTCGGAGCAGTAGTTTCTACTCTAAAACCACGAACATATGCCTTTCCGGGAGAAACTCTGTATACAGCAAGATCATCAGAAGGAGTATTTCCTTCATATGTTAATTGATTCTCTTTGAAGATTCCATTATTTCCTTCCTGGTCATTTAAAGAATCTACACAGGTCAATTTAAATGGTTTTACATAATAATCTCCAGACTCTTCGAATGTTCTAGCAGCAAGAGTATCATTTAGGAAGTTGTAATCTGTATCATTTGGATTATTTCTAAGCAGTCCGTTTTGAACTTGTGCAATTTCAACGAAATTCTGATCATCAAAGTCATTTAAAGACTTTTTAGATAAGATTGCAGATAATTTGAATCTATCAGCACCAGGTGCTGTAAAATTATTAAATCCCTGAGAATTGTCAAATAAAGATTCGTCAACATCTGAAGTGACAATTTCTTCTAATACTGTAAATCCAATTCTGTAGTCTGGAGTATTAGAGTATTGATCTAATATGATCGTTTGTGTGGGAACACTTAAAAAAGTTCCTCTTAAAAAATATACCCCGTCTTGTACCGTAAATGATGATGCAACTGAGGAAGCATTTTGTGCTATTGCAGTAGCAAAGGTTTCATTTTGAATAAAAATTACATTTGAGGTTTGAAGTCCACTCTCAGTAACTAAATTTTCACCATCATCAAATGTTTTAGATTGATTACTAGAACTTGATGAGATGTAACTAACATATAAAGTTGCGTTATTTCTATCAGATTCTGATGCAGTTAAAGCTTGTTCAACTCTTGCTCTAACTCCAGAGAATTCTCCTCGTATTGTTGTTCCTACGAGAGATTTGATGTAAGAAGATACGGAAATGCCAGTGAAGGAATTCTCCAATTCAATAGCAGTGTACTGACTATTGAAAGATGTTTGTCCGGGAATAACTTTCGCACCTTCTTTAAAAACGTGCGTTCCAAACCTTTCTACCTGATTTTGCAGTATAGATTGTATGGTTGTCAGTTCTCTTGCTTGAACTGGATAACCTGGTTTAAATAATACTTTATAATAATTTTTAGCCGGATCAAAGTCGTCAAAATATGGAGAGACGTTTAGATTAGTTTCCTGTGGCATTATTCTTTAAAATTGCAAAATAACTTTGATATCTTCTTTTTGGTTGGTCGATCTTGTAATAGAAGGTCTATTATCTACATAAATTATATTTCCAGAATATTTTTGGACCTCAGGTTGTGCCACACCATTTACAAAAGACTGACCAAGATTATAAGTCCTATTATTTATTACAGTAGTAATACCGGTAAAAGTTGAGTCAATTGTTAGTCCAGTGCTTACTTGATCATTACTGATAATCAGATTTCCGCCAGTACCAACGTCTGCGGTAAATTCTATAATGGATAATCCGTATTCTGGATTTGGATCTTGAGCACCACTAGTAGTAAATCCAGCAAGACTCTTATCCTGCCAGTATTTCAAAACTCCGGTAACATTATCGTAAGATATGACTCTACCAACAGCAACTGAAGTAAGACCGACTGTTTGTGTGATAAAACTATCGGCAACTGGCGAGAAGTTTCCTAAATCGGGTCCAGTCAATCTTAAAGCATATACACCACTTGCTTTTTCTAGATTTAAGAGTGAACTTGAGTTATACGCTGATGGATTTTTGACTATACCAATTCTTGCAACCTGATTTCCCGTAATGAAATCGGGATTTTCATTATCATTTTCAATTCTAGAATATATTAAAACGTTCTTAGCACCAAGTTCTCTGTAAATATCTGCACCATGACCACCTGGTGGGGGAATAATAACATCAAATGTTGGACTTATTGATCCAGTAGGAACTTCTCCCGCAACTAAATCAACTGTTCCATAAGTATATCCAGATCCACCCTTTGAAATATTAATTGACTCTATCTTGGAGTCATTTCCAACAATAATAGTTGCTTCTGCACCACTTCCATTTCCTTTGATTGGAACTCTTGTATAAGTTCTGTTTGCAGTTCCAAGACCAACACCTCTATTGGTGATAGATACGATCTTTAATTGTCCACTAGTTGCTGCATTATCTCTCACAGCAGCATTGTCTGTACTAGTTTTCCAATCTGCTGGTACTGGAATAAATTCAAGAGAATCAAATTTGACAATATCACTTGGATTAATTGAAAACAGATATTTCCAAATGTAACCATCACCACTAGAACCTGCTGATCTTGGTTCTAGGTCGGTAAATCTTGGTTCATCAAGAGATGGTCTTCCAGATTGATTTTCTGGGTCAGTTCCATTTTGAAGACAAATATAAACTTTAAACTCGCTGTTTATCACATAATAATTAGAGTCATACAGACTGGTAGAATTTGATGGTCGCGACAAATTGTCTCTGGTAATATCATCACGATACATGTCATAGGTTGTTCCAGAAACCCAGTCTGTTTTTCTAATAACCTGCCTTATATCAGATGAAGTTATCTTCTTAAGTGCAATGATAGTATCCCAAGTATCGTTTTCATCGAAAAAACTATCTTTTGGTGCTGGTGGAGTGGTATTCCAGGTTGCACTGACATCCGTTGCATTAGGAAGACCTATGAACGAATAATATGCATTAGAAGATGATGTCACAGACGCGACAAAATTTTCTGCACTTAATATTCTAAATTGATCTGTTATAATAGCAGACATTTTATACTTTTTTATCTATTTATTGGTTATAATTAAAGTTTTCTAATGGATTCAATCTTCTTACGATTGGAGAAGTTTGAATTCCTGATAACCCATTATTATATATTTCAAAAGATTTCGTATCAATACGATTGGTAATTTCAATTCTTGCCCAAGAGTAATCTCCAAATATTGAACTATATCCAAGTCCAACTAATCCATTGTAGTCTTCTAGACTTACTGTGACTTGAATAACATCAGTAATTCCAACTCCAGAGACTGCAGTTTGTGCAATAGAAACTGCAACCGCTTCATATACATTATCTAGATAGTCAGATCCGTTCATAATTACAGAACCACTAGAATCTAGTGATGTAACTCCATTACCAACATTAGTATTTGAAGCAACAAAGTAATATCCAGTTTGTATTCCACTTACAGTAACAGATGTTCCTACGATAGATTCATCTTTCAGGAAGGAATTATTTGGAATATAAAGATCAAATACTAATCCAGTAGATGCAACTCCAACTGATGTTGTTTTGATTCCAGTAATGACTCCAAAATCGCCAGTATAGAACGCATCATTGATAGTTTCTACATTACTTGGTGGGGGTTCTATCAAGACTTTTGGCGTCTGTGTATATCCAGATCCAAGGTCAGTGAGAGTAATTGATGTTACTTTTCCATCAGAAATAGTCGTAGTTGCTTGTGCTCTAGATGATGTTCCAAAACCATCAGGAGTTTCAAAGAATACGGCAGGTGCCTCGGTATAACCCATTCCTGGGTTGGTCAAAGTAATTGACGATACAGATCCAATTTGTTCAATGATAACTGCTGTTGCCTCGGCAGAAACTTTTTCTGATTGATCAATAATTTGAATAGATGATCTAGTTGAAGTTGGTGTTGGATTTTCTCTAACGGGATCAAAGACTGTTCTTGCGTTCTCTACGAATACTACAGTATCTGAAGAAGACACATTTTTGATGATGTTTGTTGTTGGGAAAATTAAAGATTCGTATTCTTCTCTATTTTTTGGAACAGATTGTCCATCAACAAACGCATCGGATCTTTGCTTACACCAAATAACTGGTCTAAGAGCACCAGTTGTCAAAATTCCAACACCACTATATGTGTTTGTTCGAGCAATATCAATAGAATCAATAGAGAATACTGTTCTATCATCTTGACGCAGATCTCCATCATCTGGGAATATTTTAAGTGTATCACCAACTTTCACAGTTTCTAAAATGTCTTTGTTGATAACATCAACATCTTTATTGCCTTGATAGAATAGAATAGTTGCTTTATCACCAACTCTAGGTGCCTCAGTAAATTTCACTCTACTACCACCATTAAATTCATATGCAACTTTTGGTTCTTGTAGAACTCCGTTAATGAATATTAAAAGAACATATGCAACATCAATCTCACTTCCTTCTCTTGCGATGATTGACTGTCTAACACCATCAATCTTGAGTGGGAATATTTTCTTGAATCCATCAAAGAGATTATCAACTTTATCGAATATTGTTAGGTTACCAATATTCCATCCATTAAATTGTTCTTGATATTGGTCAGTAACCGTTAATTGGAACTCATTATCTGCAAAATCAGAAGTAGTAGGAATTCCTGTAGTTCCACCAATAGAAACTGTTAACTTATCTCCAAGTTCGTATGCACTACCAACTTCAGTAAGTTCAAATCCAATTACGCTTGAACCTTGACCAACAACAATACTTGCTCTTGCTCCAGTTCCAAGACCGGAGGTTCCTCCAGTATATTGTAACTCTAGATCCTCATAAGAGAATGGAGCATCAAATATGACTCTTGGTGGATAAGTGTATCCAGATCCAGGATTTGTAATACTAACACCCACAACATTACCATTGAGAACTGAAGCAGTACCAATCTTAGTAATATTGATTTCATCAAGAGATGAAGTTGCAACTGAAACATTGACTGTTGTTTGTATGCCACTTCTATATCCAGATCCACTATTTCCTATTGCAATTGCTGTTATAGTTCCAGATGTTGAAACGATTGCAGTTCCACCTGCAGAAACGAGTGGTTGATAACCAAATCCTTTTGTTGATCCGACTGATACAATTTCTCCCCCAACAGGAGCACCATTAAAGTATACTGTGGATACTCCTGCAGATTCTGCAATATATTGATTTTCAATGATTGGATTGAGACCAAATCTAGATGGGGATTGTAATAATCCATTCAAAAGAATTATGGCATTATCTGTTGCAATCCCAGTAACTTCAGTCGGAGAGGAGAATCCATCACCAGATAAGGTGAAATCCGTCTTAATTCCATTGAATGAATTTGATATATCTGTAAAGATATAATTATCTTGATATGGTTCAACCTCAGCATTTTTAGCAGAGGACTTAGTAAATGCTCGTCCACTGAAAGAAGAACTGGTTGTAATGCCAGCATAATCCCTATCATTAGGAGCATTTGTTACTGTTCCTATTGGTGATGGACCAAATGGTGCAGCAGAGAAGTTTATAGTGCTATCAATAATACTATAATTTCCTTCTATTTTTGTCACCAAACTTGGCGCAGTATGAATGCCAATTTCAGTCCCCATCCAACCTCTTCTTACCTCCAAGACATTGGTAGAAGAATCTATGGAATCAATCAGACATATTTCATCACCAATCTTAAACATATCAGAAATTCTAAATTTCACACTTTCATTAAATGTGACACTATCATCGAAAAGAGAAATATCTACAGTTGTATTGGCAGTTGTTGATGTTGATACAATAGGAGATTGAATTAGATTATCAATTGTAACAATAACTCTTTGATCTTGCTTCTTAGATATGAATCTATGCGATACGCCAATTCCAGGAGAAGTTATATCGAAAGGAACTGGTGGGATTGATAAAGCATCAGTTGCAGATGCAGCAACTTTTACATTAAACTTGTCAGATTTAATAATAAACAACTTACTTGGAAGTTTGTCTGTGGAAATACCTGCAATCGTTGTAGTTGCAATTCCAACAGGTTCAAATTGAGGTATATCCAAATATCTGTATTCGACT